GTGTCTTCCTCTGGTTCAAACACTATCTCTAGTTCCTCATCATCGTCAAAGAAAAATGTAAAGGTCATGTCCATGCCGTCATCATTGTCTAACTGGTAGTCCACTGGACAAGTGTCTAACCATTCCCAAAAGTCCATGCGCTTACTCATTGTCTTGCATCCTCTATTGCTAGTATTACCATTGCTGTGAATAGACCTATTACAATACCTGTCCACAGTGTAAAGATTATCAGTGTCATTGTGTCCATGTTAGTCCCCTAGTTAATGTTGTGTAGTCTGCGCCATGCAACCCATGTGATAGCTTGCATCTCATATGCCTTCATACCATACTGACTTGCTACTTGTCTATAGGCATCCTGTAAAAACAGATATTCTTTTTTACCTATGTTAGTCTTGTCATTAGTCAGTCCTATCCGTTCACCATAATAGATATTCCTAGCGTGTCCGTCAATGGTGCAAGTGTCTTCCCCCATGATATTCTCAAAGAAACATACAATCTTTTGACCATTGAGGATTGCCTTGGTTTCTTGGTAGTCTGGCATGGTTTCAAGAATACACCAAGCCTTTTCCTTCATCTTGTTATAGGTACTTACCTTAACACTTTCCATATGATCACCATTGATAAATGCCTCAATCAGATCATGACCATTGGTGATATTCCTATCCCATTTATTGTTAGGCGATAATGCCGCAATAACACCAGTCACAATATACAATGGTATATCAAACTTATTAGCAATCTTTAAACATTCAGTGTTTGCTATCTTGTACCATGTAAACCCATGCTTTCGTTCTTCTGGTGTTGATAATTCATATATGGTTTTTATGTTCTCAATAGTCATGATAATATCCTCATGTTTAGGTTATAGTGACGACACTATACACAATGCCGTCACTTGTCAATGGTGTTTATTCTGTAATGGTGATATCACGAACACCACCAAACTTTTTCTTACTGAAGACTGGAACAGATAGATAATGACTACCCTTGCCAAAGTGAAGACCTGTAAAGGTTTTTCCGAAAGATAGACCATACCGCTTTTTCACTTGTCTTGGACGATACCCATATATTGCTACTGTTTTGCCAAAGAGTTTTGTTGTGTAAGTTTTCATTGTGTTAGCCTTTCCTATGCTAGGTTGATTGTATCTAATGTTAAGCATGTTCTATGAACACCAATAGAAACGATAACTTCTTTATCAATGTATCTATCAATGTTGTATCCAATGGATGCGTTAGCTTTTGTTCTGAATTGATATCCGTCACACTCTAACATGAATTGAGGATTACCCATTGTTGAGTTATTCATGCGTTTGACAAGCTTTAACGTGCCTTTGTGTTGTGTAATACTCTTCATTGTTTTAATCCTTTACTTGGTTGCGTTAAGTTTAAGATATACCCTATTCAAGAATAGTCAACAAGAAAAACACAAAAAGATGAAATAAAATGATAAGTTATTGAAAACAAACAAAAGAAAATGAAAAAACAGATAGAGAAAGATACAGATACAAACAAAAACCCTAGGCAATCTGCGGAATCCTAAGGAATCTTAAAGAATCCTCAAGATAATCTTAAGGAATCCTCAAGATGCCTAGCGTATCGTGAAACATAATGAAGGCGTGTGCGTGGGGGTACGCGCGTATTGATTATATTATATACCTTCTCAGATTTTTTTGAGTATTTTAGCCTTGCTTTTAGTAACACCACCAGCAGAAGCACTAGAAGTACCCCCAAGTTAACCTAAGTCTGACCGATAAAACAGGTTATATATAGGTAACAGGGGGGTCTCTTCTATAGAGTAACCTTAGAGATTTAACCATCCTTCTGCTTCTGGTGGTCTATATCCAACATTTACACCATTCATAAACTTATCTAGCTCTTGTTCTAGTAGTTCATTCCTCTTACTAACCATCTGCTTGTCAGCATCAGCAGCCATCTGGTCTACCCAGTACTGAACAGCCATAGCTAGTACGTCAAGTCTATCATCATGAGCCAAAGCACCACGTTGTTTAGTAATCCTAGTCAACTGATAGGTCAACATATACTTCACAGCCTTCTCAGGAGGCATACTCTGAACACTATCATAGTCCTTCTGGATAACCTTAGGGTCTATAACAAGCTTGTGTTGGTTCATGACAGGCTCTAGGGTGTCTATAATCCTGTGTTCCTTCTGCTTGCTGTGTCGTACTTCTTCCATACTTACTGGATAAGTCTTCTCAAGGTATGGCTTCATCAACTCTGTGAACATACCGTCACCAAAGTTACTCTCAACCAGCACCATATTAACCCTATGAACCCTAGCAAGGTCTGCAAGAGTCTGTAGTGTCTCCTGAGAATACCCACCAGCAATGCCACCAGCATCCACAACGTAGAGGAAACCGTTTAACATCTTCACAATGGCGTATGCAGTCTCGTCAGAGCCTCTACCAGAGGGGTCAATGGCTAGTATACTGCCTGTGTACTCAGAGCGTCCTAGCGTCTCCTCAGGGGCATAGAACTTATCCCCACTAAGACCCACGTTAGGCAACTCGTGAAGGGGCTTCATAATCCCATAGACCACCTTCTCAGGTGCTGTGTCTCTGTCACAGGACATAATCATCAAGTCTGCAAGCTTTAGCGGATACTTATTAGCGTCAGACAGACTAGTATCCAGCATAAACTGGAGAGCAAAACCAGACCTACCATAACTTAGTTCTCTTTCTAACAAGTCTTCATCATCAAATCGCTTAGAGTCCGTAGGAAGCCCATAGACAGCCTCTAGCTTGTCCTGAAGGGTTTCATACAGCGAGGGAGCTAGACGGCCTCCATAGGCCTTCTCTGCTCGTTCTAGGGTAGGGTATCTAGCTGGCCAGACTCTCATGTCATAACCACGAGTAGTCAGTGTATTGTAGAGACTCATCTCATTCTGTGGTGTACCTAAGTAGATAATCTTACCATCAGGCTTGAGAACAGCGTCAAATTCCTTAACAGTCTCCCCAAGCTTCTCACGCATCATGTGTGTCATAGAGTTATTAGGTACTTCAACGTCATCAGCAATGATGATGTCAGCACGAGAACCAGTCAACTGACCAGTCACACCCACAGACTTAACACTAGGAGACCCTGAGGCTTTTGCTGGGGCTACATCAAAGGCTATCTTAGACCACCTCTGATTATCCTTAGCCACTAGGTGTTGGCATATGGGTAGCTCTGTGATAATCCTCTGTGTAAATGTAGAGAAGTCATCAGCCCTAGCCTTACTAGCAGACACCACCATAAACTTTAGCTGGGGGTCTAGGAGGAGTTGGTGTACGACATAGGCTGCTGTGATGTAGCTCTTACCTACCCCACGGAAGGCTTCGATAATGCAACGCTTCGGTGAGTGCTGTAGGTAGTGTGCTATGTCGTACTGAATAGGTGTTGGCTCTGGGAGTCCTAAATGTTGCCATACAAGATACGTAAAGTTTCTGAAATCTTGTAGTTGTTCAGGTATACTAGTCATCATACATAATGTCTATAGGGTGGTCATGAAGGTCATCAGCCTTTGCCCATACCGCATTGATAGGAGCTACCCCAAATTCAAACTGAGTATCCTTGATTTTATGACCACTAACAGCACCCTCAATATGAATACCAACAGTAGGAGCAGTAGTATTAGTACCAAAGCCTACCTCAATGCTGTGGGCATCGTGGTCATTCTGAATAAGAAGATATGTACGTGTATGGTCTTCATCTAGTATCTTAGTCCAGTTACCACCAGTAAGTGTCTTCTGTTCTATTTTTAAAGAAGCATTAGGTGCTACTGTCATTGCATTGCCTCCGTGCTATCAAATGGTAGGCTCTCCAGTAGGTTAGCCATAGGTGACTCAGCCATGATTACATCAAGACTAGCACCGTTGTCCTTGAGAAACTTAACAGCTACTGATAGTTCACTTGCTGTCGCTTCTCCGCTCCTCACTCGTAGGAGTAACTCTTTCGTCACTTCCTCGTGTAGGGTGTCCATCAGTTGTTTTTGTGTCATCTATCTTTTCTCCACGGTTCTTAGCCGCCTGTTCAGCAGTAGTCTGATTAAACATATTAAAGATATGCGTACTCACTTACTAACACCCTTTATCTTTTCAAAAGTTCTAAGTCCTGCCATGCCAAGCATTGCAAAGGTTAATTCAAGAAGTACGTCAGACGGAACAGTAGGAACTTCTCCCTCTATCCCTGCCATGTTCATACCCCACTGTGCAAAGTTAGCACCAATAAATAACCAGAAGATACCCAGCGCACATGACCAGCCGATTGCAGGTCTCCAGCCAGCAACAAAGATATTCTTGTGTTGTGCTTCTGTCTGGTTTGTGGCTATCTGAGCTAGGTTAATATTACTAGCATTGTCTATCAGGGTTTTTTCTATGTCCTGTAGAGCCTTTGCCTTACCATTCTCATCTGGAATAGTCTTGTCTATCACACTACTAATAAGTGGTAGTAGTTGTGGTATTAGAGCAGTAATCATAAATGCTCTCCTATTTTCTCACACTTAGCTCCTACAACGTAGGGTGGATAGAACATCTGTGGAATAACAGCCTTCATTTCTTCCAGCCGTTGTTCACACAGTTGTTCTGTTCTAAGTAGGCCTCTCTTGTCTTGAAGCTCTACGCAGGGTGGTTCTGCATTGGGCAGCATACTACACACCAGTATCATAGCCTGAAACATTACATGACTTTAGAAAATAACATAGCAGCTAGTGCAACCATAGCAAAGGTAGAACCCATAATCATAGCCTCTAACCTCCACATACGTTTTTCTAAACCTTCTAGTTTCTCTGTGATACCCTTGTAACGCTCTAGACAGAGTGCCTCATGATTATCTAGTTGTGACTGTGTACTCATCTATGTTACCACCCTGCTGGAGTTTTGCCTACGATTGGCGGAGTGATAAGATTGTCTAACTGTTGGTCAAGCATCGCCTGTAACTCATCTTCAGTCTTGTCCAGACTTGCCAGCACCCAGCCCTTCACCTGTTCTTTGGTCAGGCTGTCAAACGCTGTGAAGCTGTCAGCATTTGCCTCGCCAACACCAGCAGAGCCGTATGCACTAACAGAAAGCGGTGCGCCTTCGTCATTCGTTGCGCTGTCGTGCGTTGCCGTTAGCCGCCAGTGAATAGCTTTGGCTACGTCTGTTAAGTCACCCTCTGTTGGGGCAGTGTCGATTTGTGGGAAATCCCAAGTGTAGGTTGCCATCATTTACTCCTGTTAATTAGCTTCCAATGCCGCAAGGCGTGTTTCTAGGTCATCAATCTTAGTCAGGGCTTCCTGTAATGCGGCTACCAGCACAGGCGTGATGCGTCCATAATCCATTGACCACATATCATCTTCACTGTCGCCCTTGCTCACGGCCTCTGGCACAATCTCTGCCATCTC